AGCAACGATAAGAACTCTTTATATGCTTTTGCCCAACCAATCTTTGAGTCAGCTACTTTGATGATAGTATCTGTATCATGTAATTCTTCCGAAAGATCAGGAAGTTTATTAATGTACTGTCGCTCTACGCTGAAGCCAACACCTGTGCCACACATTAAAATATAAAGTGTCTCGTCAAATGCACGAGGAGTATCTACAGCTACATAACTACAATTAAAACCTGCTACATTGTCACGTTTTAAGGCTTTACCTGCTGACATTAAGGCTCTCATGCTTGGCATAATTTCCAAATTAAGAACAGCTTGTTCTAACTCTGCTCGTAGTTTCTTTGTTAACTGATAGTTGTTATTCTCTTTTAAATGTTCTTCAAAGAAATCAAAGTATCTTGCAACTGTCTCTTGCCAAGTCTCTCGTCTTTGTAAGTCTTCGTTCCATCTAGCGTATCTACTTAGATGTATGAACTGTTGGTAGTTTGTGGGTAGTTCAATCTGTTTTTGTTTCATTTTGTTTTAAAGTCTCCATTAATCTTTGTTCGTACCATTCAGCTTTTTCTAAATCTTGTACTCCGTTCTTGTATCTAAATCTCCAACGATATTTCAATGAGTTCCCTCTTAAATATCCCACGTATTCTTCGTGTGTGAGCATAGCTTCAATAGCATCTATGCATTCTATATCGCCTTTGTTGTAGTGTGGAGGCGAGTTTATATAATCGGTCATCTAATAATCCACTCCTTTAACTATTAAAACAAAGCCACAGAAAACAAATAAAAAACTGAAAAAGGTTTGTGTTCCAAAAAATTGATTTAAGTATCCTAAGTAATTAAAAGGATATAAATCCTTTTTTAATGCTAATGATGCTAAATCTGTAAAAAATATACCATTAAGTATTATAATAAAACCCAATACAAAGTAAGATAATTTTTTTATTTTCATTCTTCTTTCCAACTCTCAGGAAAACTATCTTCACTATACCACCTGAATCCGTTCTTCTCTGCCCATTCAGCATGGCTACGTTTAGTGCCATCTCTTCTTCGTTTTGCCTGTGGCATAGGAGCAGACGGATTAGAGAATATAAACACTAACTCACAGTCATCAGGCAATATCTCTTTGATCCATTTGTATTTATTGTATTCGGCATAATCCCAAAACCTACCTTTAGCCTCAAGATATATTATCTTATCGTCAATGACTCTTAAAAAATCAGGATGATACTTATGAGGAATAGAATATTCTATCAAGCCTTTGTGATGTTCCCAATTGTCTAATAACTCTTGGTGCAGATCATACTCCCACTTAGAATCGTATCCTTTTGGCAGTCCTTTTTCTACAGGTCTCTTTTTTCTAGGCTTTCTCATTTAATTGTTATTTCTGCTTCTGTTACTATAACAACTCTAGCTCCACAAGGAAGTAAAGGCTTGTCATTGCCACCATAAATTACTTTGCTTTCTCCATGAATTTTAACTTCATGTCCATATGTATTTTTCTTGCCCTCTTTTACAGTAAGCACAGGCTCGTTTTTATTATGTTTTTTATTGGAGCGAATCTTGTGTTGATTTACATGAATATATTTTTTCATTAGTGCATCGTCTCCCCTCTAGTGGGAGCAACAAGCAAGCCACTTTCACGAATAATTATCTCTGCTTTTATTAAGTCTTCTAAGCGAACTAATATAGGAGTATCTATCTCTTGTATTTCTGCACCTGCGAATAAAGCTCCGCCAATAGAGATGAGTAATTCATCCAAAGCTATTGAGCTTAAATTAATATCTATTTCTCCTGAATCTTCCAGTTCTTTTATTTTTTTAGTTTTCTTCATAATAGGTTTGTTCATTTTTTAAATCATTTTTGAGTTGTTCAAAAGTTAGTTCAGGATTTCTCTTGACTCTTTTATAAATCCATTTCAAAGAGTAAGCACTAAGTAGAAACTTTCTGTTTAAGTATACATGAGTTTGATCAGATAAATACTCTTCTAATGACTCTGTTGTTATTAAATCCTTGTCTTCTGTATCAGTAGGTAATATTGAATGCAACCACTCAACTAAGATTTGTTTGCCTCGTTTTCGTTGTGCTTTAGCCTTTCTGCCATTCACTTGTTATCTCCTGAACTCTAGGCTCTTTCACGACTGTCGTTAAGAAAGATAGGTTTTTAGAATACTTAAATATCCGTAAGCCTGCTCCATTATTGGAATCTTTGTGGCATTCTATCTTATGTCTGCAATACACACAACCTCTAGGAAGCTTCATGTTGCCAGATTTACCATCAGGTGTAGGATTATAACATAAAGCAGGCGGAGTTGCAAGCTTTAGTTCTCTTTTAAGTTTAGCTATCCTATGTTTTATATTAGGCTTATCTATTTCTTGTGGAATAAGTAAAGCAATCTCTCCATTTTCTTTGTTAATAGCTAAGAAGCCACCTTTGTTTGTGCCTTCTCCTGCTTCATAGCCTGCAATCTGTGCCATATATCCAAAAGGATCATCTTCAGGAAGAGTTCCGTTCTTGAATTTCTTGAAAGAAAAACCTGAAGTTGATTTAATATCTATTACTTCTCCATCAATGATGCAATCCATATGTCCTGTTACTCCAGAAACAGTAACTTCTTTTTGTTCGGCAGTAACTTCGTGTCCTGCCATACGAGCCAACAATAACCCAACTACTTCTAATATATGCCCATATAAAAAGACTAATTGTGTTGCTGGTCTAATAGGAAGTGGTTCTGTCTTTGAATTAAAATCGTACCAAAGCTGTCTGTTAGGTTTTCCAATGTTTGACATCCGTAAAGTTTCTTCTTTTCTTTTTTCATATGGCTTAGACCAATTAAGAAGAACATCTTTCATGGCATTACCAAACTCTTCTGCATCTTGTTCAGAAATATCTAATGCCTTGCCGTTACTTAGCTTCGCTAGTTCTTTGTATATGTCTTCTACTAATGTATCTAGTTTTTTCATATTGCGTTTATGATTCCTTTAGCATCATTTTTATTTATCTTAAACCATTCACCATTTCTTTTTGTGGAAATTTTAGAAACAATACTATGTGCTGTTTTCTCTGCCATTTTTCTATCTTCAAAAAATCTTTTATAATATAAGTTATAATCACGATAAGGACTACTTGTTTGATAATTGTTGCAACGATCTTCGGCATCAATAGCCATACCAATCTTTATCCATCCATCCCAACAAGGATTATTAATAATATAAACATATCCTTCTGTGGTTTTTTCGTATCCTTCTAGCGCTGAAAAGGCTGCACCTTCAAAAGTTTTATAATTTCCTGCTTTGTGTAAAGGATGTGATCTTGATATATATTTACCATTGACTGTCATAACTTTATCAAATCTATTACGTAAGGTTTCTGCTCTTTCTCTTGTATGATTACCACTCTTCAAACTACTTCCTGTTTTAGGATAATAATACCACCATTCTCCATCTACAAATTTATATCTTTCAGGATATTTTATATATTTACCCATAGGGTTTTCAGGTATATTAATGTGTTTCACTCCAGTCATCTCCTATTTTGTATTCGGCATCTAGCGGACACCGAAGATTATAATAATCGCCTGCTTCTTGGATTGCTTCTATACCAAGCTTACCAAAGTATTCGGCATGTGCCTTATGCACTTCTACTTGCCACTCATCATGGATGTTGGCAACAAATTTAAAATCTAAGTTTCTTTTTATAGCTTTATTGTTTAATATAATTAACGCTCTCTTCATGGCAATTGCGCCACCGCCTTGAAGTAAACTATTCAAAGAAGCATGAGCATTCCTTATATATATTTTTCTTCCGTCAATTCCTTTGAGGTAGCCTTTTGCTGCTGCTTTTGTAACTCTATCTCGAAGAGCCTTAAATGCTGGCTGATCAGCAAAGAAATGTTTTCTAAGTTTTCTACCATCGTCTTTGCTTCCGCCAACCACGCTTCCGATCTTTCTATCTCCTGCTCCGTACAAGAGTGCATATATGAAAGTCTTCGCCTGATCTCTTGATTGAAGTCCTGCAATTTTTTGATTTCTGGAGTGTATATCTCCATTAATGATTTCATTTGTAAAGTCCTCGTCTTTCATGTAATGAGCAAGCATTCTTAATTCAAGGCTACTCGCATCAATGCCTATTAATTTATATCCTTTTGGTGTAGTCCAACAAGCCCTACATTCCACACCATAAGGACTCTTAACTGATGGAACTTGCGCCATGTTAGGCGCTCTGTGTGCCATGCGACCTGTAATTGTACCATTAGGTATGACAAACCCATGAACTCTTCCATCATCTTCAACAGCTTTTATCCAAGACTCAATCTGCGCAATCCTCTTCTGAAGTAGAAGATACTCTGCTATCAGTTGTGCTTCAGGTATAGCTGTAATCTTTATTAAACTCTTTTCATTAACTATAGGCTGACCTGTAGGAGTAAACTTCTTAGGCTTCCAACCGAAGTCTTGTAAATACTCGCCTATTTGTTTCCTTGAGCCTAGATTAAATTCTTCTTCGTGTGTTCTAACAAAGCTAGGAGTTCCATTTTTAAGTAATGTATATTCTTCGTCAGTCAAACGTACTTTTTTACTTGTTGTTTCATTAGCGCCTAACCTAGAAAGTGAACCATCCTTAATATACTGAGGTGTAATTTTCTCAAATATTTGTCTAGGTCTAAATGTTTCGTGTACTTCTTCTTCTACTTCATTCATTCTTTTATAGAGTTCTGATAGAAGTTTCTCAGCTTTTTGTCTATTAAATTCAAAACCATTTTGTTCTTGTTCTTTTAAAATAAGACTAACTTCTTGTTCAAGTTCCACACTTTCTTTTGAAAATCCTTTGGCTTCTTCTCGTAGTTTGTAATAAACCATAGTATTTAATTGAACATCTCTAGTACAGTATTTCAACATCTCTGGAGAATACCTAGCATAATCATCGAACTCTGTCTTTGTGTAGTTTAGACGATAACCCCACATCTCTAAGCTGTGTCCACCCTCACGAACAGGATTAAGCAAACGAGACAGCACAAGAGTATCAACTAACTTCTTGGTGCTTAGATCAACTCCTAAAAGATTTTCTATGATAGGTATGTCAAACCCTATGATGTTATGTCCTACTAATCTGTCTGCCGATTGAAGCAACCCAAGCCCTGACTCTAATTGGTGAGGAGCAAACCGAAAGATTTTATTAGAATCAAGGTCTTGAGCCACGATACACCACACTTTTGTGGCTTTCAAATCATCTGTTTCTATATCAAATACTAAACTACGCATAGTCATCAAACTCTATATCATCGCTTCCATCGTCTTCATAATCCTCA